GAAGTACCTGATGTACCACTATCTCCGGCACTACCTGATGTACCACTTGAACCTGAAGTTCCTGAGACACCTGAAATATCGCTTTGTCCTGATGTACCTGCTGAACCAGTTGTACCTGAGGTACCACTTGTACCATTTGTACCTGAAGTTCCTGAGCTACCTGAAGTGCCTGAGGTACCTGATGTACCACTATCTCCAGCACTACCTGAAGTACCTGAAGAACCGCTAGTTCCTGAAGCACCTGAAATGTCGGATTGACCTGAAGTACCTGCTGAACCGTTTGTACCACTCGTACCTGAAGTACCACTTGAACCTGACGTTCCTGAAGTACCAGTATCACCAGCAGAACCTGATGTACCTGAACTACCTGAAGTGCCTGAAGCACCTGAAATATCACTTTGACCTGAAGTACCAGCACTACCATTTGTACCACTTGTACCTGAAGTACCACTTGAACCTGATGTTCCAGCTGTTCCTGAGGTACCTGAAGTACCTGAGGTACCACTATTACCTGCACTACCACTAGTTCCTGATGAACCAGAAGTACCACTTACACCTGAAATATCGCTTTGACCTGATGAACCTGCTGTACCTGTTGAACCCGAAGTACCTGAGGTACCACTTGTTCCTGATGAACCCGCTGTACCTGAAGTACCTGAATCACCTGCACTACCTGAAGTACCAGAACTACCTGAAGTACCTGAAGCGCCTGAAATATCTGATTGACCTGAAGTACCTGCCGAACCTGTTGTGCCTGAAGTACCACTAGTACCATTAGTACCTGAGGTACCTGAGCTGCCTGATGTGCCTGAAGTACCAGTATTACCTGATGAACCGCTTGTACCAGATGAACCTGAAGTACCTGAAGCGCCTGAAATATCACTTTGTCCTGATGTACCTGCTGAACCAGTTGTACCTGAGGTACCTGATGTACCCGAGCTACCTGAAGTGCCTGAAGTGCCTACAGTTCCTGAAGTACCCGAAGCACCTGAAGATCCTGAAGTACCACTTGAACCTGATGTACCACTTACTCCAGAAATATCACTTTGTCCTGATGAACCAGCTGTACCAGTTGAACCACTAGTACCAGATGTACCTGAAGTACCTGATGAACCCGCGGTACCAGAAGTACCTGTATCTCCTGAAGATCCTGATGTACCTGAAGAACCACTAGTTCCTGAAGCACCTGAAATATCGCTTTGTCCTGAGGTACCTGCAGATCCGTTTGTACCAGATGTACCTGAAGTTCCTGATGAACCTGAAGTTCCTGCTGTTCCTGAAGTACCTGATGTGCCTGAATCTCCAGCACTACCTGAAGTACCTGATGAACCACTAGTTCCTGAAGCTCCTGAAATATCTGATTGGCCTGAAGTACCAGCTGAACCTGTTGTTCCACTTGTACCACTAGTACCATTTGTACCTGAAGAACCTGAAGTACCTGCTGTACCTGCTGTTCCTGAAGTACCTGAGTTTCCAGATGTACCTGAAGAACCTGAAGTACCTGATGTACCACTTACTCCTGAAATGTCACTTTGTCCTGATGTACCCGCAGATCCGTTTGTACCAGAAGTACCTGAGGTACCTGAAGAACCACTAGTACCTGATGTACCCACGGTTCCTGAAGTACCTGAGGCACCTGAAGATCCTGAAGTACCTGAGGAACCTGAAGTTCCTGAAACTCCTGAAATGTCACTTTGTCCTGATGAACCTGCTGTACCTGTTGAGCCGCTTGTACCTGAGGTACCAGCTGTACCGGATGTACTACTTTCTCCGGATGAACCTGAAGTACCAGCTGAACCTGAAGTTCCTGCTGTTCCTGAAGTACCTGAACTACCTGATGTACCACTAGAACCTGCAGTACCTGATGTACCTGAACTACCAGAAGTTCCTGAAGTTCCTGATGAACCTGATAAGGCATCTTGACCCGAAGAACCATTAGTACCAGATGAACCTGCAGTACCTGAGGTACCTGAAGTACCTGAACTACCTGAAGTACCAGCTGAACCACTAGTACCTGATGTACCCGAAGTACCTGATGTACCTGCAGTTCCGTTAGTTCCTGATGAACCTGAAGTACCTGAGGTACCGTTTGTACGAGAAGCTCCTGATTGTCCATGACTACCAAAAGTACCTGAACTACCTGAGGCACCACTAGTTCCTGAAGTACCAGTGTAACCTGAAGTACCTGCAGTTCCTGAAGTACTAGATCTACCTGATGATCCTGTTTTTCCACTAGAACCACTTGTACCTGATGTACCAGATGAACCCGTAGTACCGGAAGTACCTGTAGTACCTGAGGTACCTGATGTACCAGATGAACCTGCAGTACCTGAGGTACCTGAAGTACCTGCTATACCACCAGCTCCTGGTAAGGTTCTATATTGAATTTTATTAGTTACAGTATCATAAGTAGCTACTGTAAGTAGGTCAGGTCTTTCAGTAAGATAATCAATAGTTAAAGGATCAACTCCTTTAATATGCATAGAACCTGTTAAACCAAGTTCTCCTGTGTTATAGTCGTATGTAAACTTATTTGAACCACTTAAATTTAAATCAGCGGGTGAACCTGAAGCAAATTGAACTGTCTTATCTTCACCCCCAGCTGAATCAGCTTCTGGGATATCGATTAAAACGCCACCTCCGGGAAGAGATGTTACATTAACTCCAGAACCTGTAAAGTAAAAGGATTGAGCGTAATTTACTTGGGCACCATTATAATAAACTTGGACACCCCCAATACCGGGCATCCCACTTAAGTCTATACTGTGAGAAACAGGGGGGTTACTACCCGTGAAATAAAAATTAATTGTATTTCCGGACAATGAGCTAGAGTAGTAAAGCGACTGCCAGTTGGTGTCTACTTCATTCCAAGTTAACTCGGAACCCTTGTTTGACCTTAGTATAATGCTCATTTTTATTTATAAATATTAACGAAATTAGTATTACTCCTCAAAAGTTGTAGGGTTTGCAGAACTTTGTATTTCTGTTCTGTCGGGATAAGAGGGGGTGATATCGTTAATATTTGAAACATTCTCCATACTAAAAATAATTTGTGTTTTTTTATTAAATTTCTTCAAAGCTGTTAATTCTTTCTGTATTGTATCTGGAACAACATATCCATATAACTTTAATTGGAATGTTGCTTTTACTGTTCTTTCACCACCCTGTACTAATTCAGTTGGTGTAGCAAAGTTATCTATAGTTGCTCTAAATTTAAAGCGTTCGGGGTTACCCCAATATGAATCTGAAGCATAGTTAATGGCTTCTACTACCTTATTAAGTTGCTCAATATAATATGTGGATACAATAAAATCATACGTTATATTCACATAGTCTGGTATAACAACGGTGTAATATTGAACGTCAGGGGTTCTGTTGTTTAATAAATCAAAGTTGTTATAGGCGCTTTTATTCGAGTATTTTTTTGTAAATATTTGAACATTATTAGGATTATTAGCATCCAATTTTTTTGTTAAAGACCTATTACGTTCAATACTATCACGTTTAAATGTGATAAGAGGCATCATAATTTTACCTTTCTTATCTCTGTAATATCCATCTTTTTGGATCTGTTTCCATCTTTCAGGAGACCCATAAATTACAGGTACTTTTTGTACTACACCATTTTGTTGTACTGTAGGTTTGATAACATTTTCCATATAATAGAAAATTGCTTCATCAATTTCTTTAAAACCTAAAGTAAATGGTTTAGTATTATCATCTCTAAATGACACTTGGTTACCTCTATTAAATGTAGAGGAAGAATTAGGATTACCAGCAGTCATCCCATTATCAGGGTTAACATAAGAATCCTGTTGAGAAATGCTAATTTCTCTTTGAGTTTTAGGAGTTGGTATTTTTCCTCTTTCTGCCATTAGATATATCTTTCTTGTGTAATACCTACTTTATCAGCTGGTACATAATGTGTTTCACAGATAATAGAAATAGACGAACCAAATTCTTCTAATCCAGGATTAAGTGGGTTTGTAGCATTTGGGTAATCAGGATTCTTACCAACAAAGTATTGGTTAGAAATAATATTATCTACTTCATAATATCCTTCGTTATACATAATAATATCTCCTACTTCTGGAACCAAGTCTGCTCCATAAAGAGTAGTATCTAAGTTAAAATCTTTATTTTTATCTAATAAATCATCCCTAAGGAATTTAAATGTAGCACCCCAGCTAAAATCTGTACCTAAATCTGTTTCAGGATATTCTTGGTCTCTTCTTTCTACTAAACAATTCAGTAAAACCGGACCCATATAATATTTTTCTTCAGCTGCTTCACCATAGAGATTAATTTTAGTTTCCTCTATTTTAAATTTATAGAAAGAACACTGTTGGGTGATTATATCACCCATCAGCTCTCTGTTTATATGTCTAAACAGACTTATATCTCTTTGACCTCCAAATAATGCCATATTATCCTATATAAATTGGGAAAGGAACTTGAGACAGTTCTTTTTGCCTGTAATCCGTTTCCAATGATCTTCTTTCTAATAATTTTTCTCTTGAAGTTTCATCAAGATAAGCTCTTAATCTATCAATTAAAGCTGTTTTGTCGGTTGTAGCTGATGATAGTAAATCTGCTTGGTTCATAGTTACTTCAGCCCCAGGAATAGGAACTTGGGTGTATTTACCACGAACATATCCTAACATTTCTTTACATAATGCTAAAGCATATTCAAAAACCCAACTTCTACCTACAGAATTAATCTGTGTGTAAATTGGATTAGCATAAGGAACATTTGAAACATTTGAAATTGAACCTGAGTTTCCTGTAATACTATTTGCTAATCTTTCAGATTTAAGTAAGAATTGGAAATATAAAGTATCCATTTCAATAATACTATCTGATGTTGGGATTGGGAATAATCTTAGTTTATTATTTTGTATTTCAAATGAATAATTTGATCTTCTAATTTGATCATTTAATTCAATTTGCTGAATAATTTGTAAATCATAGTTAATAGGCATTAATACAAAATTAATTGCTGGGGAATAATTACCCCACCCAAAACTATCCATTAAATTCATTACACCTTGACCTGATCCAACATAAGGATCAAAATATTTCATAATTGCAGGAGGTGCTTCATAAAATACTCTTTTAATCTCAATGTCCTTATCATCATACCCTTCTGAAATAGCCCAAGCATTCAAATCATAATCTTGAACAGAAGCTGTTAATGGGATAGAACCTGTGTGCCAGTCTACATTACCTCCTGTTCCGGCTTCTGTACCGTATTGTTCAGAAAGTTTAATAATTACTCCCATATTAGGAGTAACTTGTGAAAATGCTAGAGAAGAACTACCATTAACTACAGGGATATCATTTGAAATACTCGCTCCTTCTAAAGATAAATAATCTTGTCTTACTTTATAAGCATATACTTCATTACCATAAATGGTTACAGCTTCTTCAAAAGCCGCATAAAAGTTTTTATCTTGTAATTCAACATCTACTATAGGATATCCTAATCTTCGGGCAGCGAACGTAGCAAATCTATCAGCATCTGTTTGAAATGCAACA